AAGGAATTTAAAGAATTTTCTTCGTTCCATAATATAAACTCCACAAAGAGAAGATGGGGTGGGGACGGTGAGTTCCCACGGCGAGCAGTCTGGCGGATAGTGCCGTCAATCTAGAGTATTGCACCCCAATAGACTTATTTAGCCACGTTTTCGTAAATGGTTTGGAAGTCGCTCTGCTCTGCAACTTCTTCCTCATAGTTACGCTTGTGGTAAACTTTCGCCAGTTTACGAGACAACTTCTTGGGGATCTCACATTCATCTTGCATCTTCTGAAGAATCTCTTTGATAAGATCTCGCTCAGCCTCGATGCGAGTGAGTGAGTTTGAGATTTCTTGAAGGCATCCCAAAACCTTTACTTTATCAAGTGCCATTATTCTTCTCCGAAGGTAGAGTTAGCAGCCTCAATCGCGATGAAGTATTTGATGCTTGCGTTCTTATTAGAGAAGCAAGCCATACCACGACGAGAAACCTCAACATCGTAGGAACCGTCCATCATCTTGAAATTTTCAACTTTCATGACTACGCGGAAGGCTTTATCGCTAACACCAATTTCAATCTTAGATTGATCAGAAGAATCATCCTTCACGTCAGTTGCGATGAAATAGATCTTCTCACCATCTGACTCAAACACAAAGTTCGGTGAGCCAGAAATACCTGCGCTCTTACGCATCCACTCAAGATCTTCTTGCGTCAGCGCGAAAGAACAGTCAACACTACCGAGAGTAATCTGCTTTTCTGGTGGTGTTACAATAACCTTGGCAGTGCAATACTTGATATAATCGGAACGCTTCTTGTCTTGCGTTGCAATCACAACACGGTCATCGCTGAAGTCCAACTCTGCATCTTTGTACAGAGAGATTTTGGCAAGAAGTTTATTGAGATCAAACAACGCAAACTCCTTCGAGAAGTTTTCGTTGACCGTAGCCTCAACATAAACAGTTTTCATTGGGGAGATGGTGCGAAGAATATTGCCTGATTTAAATTGCAGACTCTGATTGATACCAGAGAAATTCTTTAGCACGTTCACAGTAGACTCAGAAAGTTTCATAATTTAGAACCTCATTTGCTTCAACATGATTATTATACAAAGAATCAACGATTTTGTCAACTCTTATTTTCAACTCATCTAATGAACAATTATTGTCCATCACTATGTCATAATGTGCACCAATCCAAGCCCACTCTGAATAATGAACTTCTGGATACGCATTACGCATTATATCTAACTTATTGTATACATTGCACTCTCTAGCAAGAGTATACCACTCAGGATCATCACCACGACGAACACGAATAACAACTCCCCCAGAATCTTTAATAGCGTTGATTTCATTTGGGAATCTCACATCAGCAATAACATAATTGTTGTATGGTGCTTGTTCGCAGCGACGTAGCACAGTATGAACCCAGAGGTCAGGGTGAAATACATCACGACCTGCCTCTGTGCCCATTAATTGTAATGCGAGTCTTGGTGAGAACTCACGACCGAATTTGTCAGACCACCATTGATCAGGTTGTTCGCGCCATGCTCGAGATTCTGGAGTGTCTCCCTCAAGCATGGCACGATCCCAACCGAATACAGCAGCGCAAGAATCTTTCACACTATTCGCAAAACTTTCTTTGAAAAAGTTATGTCGTTCGACCAAGAGATCTGCGACTGTGCCTTTCCCTGCTCCGATGAAGCCAACAAGACCTACAATCATACAATATTAGAGTGTGCCGACGTAGTTAGCAACTGCTGGCATATCACCAGTGAATGCATAGGTGCCGATATGATGTGTACGCATCCATGGGCAGAGCCAAATCTGACCACCAAGACGACGCCACCACTGGCAGAACATGTAGTCTTCAGACAAGTAACGATCTGAACCGAAGCCACCGTTTTCCTTGCTGTCAATTACTGTATCAAAGTATGCATGGATATAGCGCGAGCCATCGAAGTTGGCTTGACCAACGTGATCAGGTTTGTAGCGAAGTTGCGGATAAGCATCCTTGAACTTGTCGAATACTGCACGCTTCACCATCATGAAACCAGTGCCAATTTCAAGAACTTCAATTGGCTCGGCGACAGAGAACTTCTCGGTGCCTGGTGCTGGATTAAATACGAAATCGCCAGCAACCTTTTCTAATTCACCTGCTTCAATATCTGGGAATTTCTTAACAGCATCTTTAACTGCACTCCACTTAATTGACTTCTTTGGATATGGACCACCGACAACGTCCTTATCTAAGGCTAGAAGTGCAATCACATCACGTGGATCAAAGTGAATGTCAGCGTCAAGAAAAAGCAAATGAGTAAATCCTTCTGCGCGAAGGAACTCATCGACAAGATAATTGCGTGCTCTAGTGATTAGAGATTCGTTGAAGATAAACGAATAACGAATCTCAATACCATAATTTGCACAAAGCGTTTGTAAGTCAAGGCAAGACTTTAGATACATGCCATGAGCCATGCCGCCATACATTGGCGTGGCTACGAATAGTTTATGTTTTCGTAGTTCTTCTACTTTTACTTCTAATTGCATATTAACTCCAGAGTATAAAATTCAACCACTATGTATATAGTCAACCGAAAAGATCTTCTAACGTGCTGACTACGTTTAGTTTCTCATTAAATTTAAAGTGTCCATTCCAAACAGAATCAACTGTGTCGTTTAGACTTTCATCATATTTACCAACCTTAACTTCGCAAGTATGATATGCGAGAGCAAGATATTGCGACGCGATTTCTTTACGATCAAATTGCTTGACGAATTCCCAGTTGTTAGCAACAATCTTGCCATAATCAAACGGTTCCATCGCAAGGAATTTATTACAGAGATCACCAAACTGTTTTGGTGTTGCATCCCAAGGAATCATGAGATAATTTTTACCAGGCTTGAGTAGACCGATGCCCTTCTCGTTATCAGACACACCAAGATTACGAGCAATAGGAACAACGCCCATAAGCATCGCATCAATGACAACACGATTAAAGTGTTCGCCATAAGTTTTAGACCACGAAGGATCTAACAAGAACTTGCTGCGACTGAGAATCTCATCGCGCTTTTGTTCAGACACAAAGCCAATGTATTGCATCCCCACATTCAAAGCATTGATCCAGATTGGGTGATTGATTCTCTCTTCACCTGCTTGCGGATCGCGATCAAATGTGCAATAATATTCTGGCTTACACTTATCTTTTGATGCCATGTAAGCACGCTCAATACCATCACCAGCAAGTATAACTCTACCATGAATGTATGGAACTGCTGCTACGAGGTCATCAACACGCTTCCAACGCTTGAACGTTTGAAGCGAGAAGATGGTGTTTGTTTTCTCATCGAAAGATGTTCCGCGCTTTCTGGAGATATCCTGAGGGTTCAAAATCAACAAACGAGGAATGTTCATTGCCTCTGCTTGATTGAATGCGCTCGGATGAACGCAAGCCAACGCTGCGATATATGGACGAAGATGATGAATCCATGGATAGTTTTTGCGTAAATTGCCATCGTGAACGATTACGACGTGCTTCGCCTTTACGTCCTTGAACATTCTTAGCCATGATTGTTTTCCCTCTGAATCCTGACACTTAAAGCCAAAGATAGATTGCCAAATAACAACATCATAATTGTTAGCAAGATTAACAAACTTATTCACATCGTCATCATTGATGAACGACAGATATTCACCGCGCCATCCTTTGCCTTGGTGGACTGGAAGCCCAGTTCCTACACCAATATCATATCCTTCTTTATCATAGTCATCTGAGAACTTGCCACCAGTTTTTGTAGAGCGCAGGTAAACAAATCCAGTCTCATGACCAAGATCTTTGAAACCAGCAATCAATTGCTCAGTGTGAGAAATGATGCCACCGAAGTTATTAAAGTCGTGAACAACAGTTAGTATTTTCATAAATTATCCGAATAAATCTTCTAGGGTAGACGCTTTATTATACGCTTCTGAATGGTATTTGGCAACCATTTCTCGACCGCCATGTTTCTCCAAGTAATCATACCATTCTTGTTCTTCCCACATTCCTGGACTGATTCCGTTCCAGAGTTTTCGTTGTAGTGGGTGTTCTTTGTTTTTTCTACGGCACTCAACATAATTAAATCGATGATCTTCATACTCCTTGCTCCCAAGTTCAAGCATCTTTTCTCGCAGATAACACACAAGACTAATGCGTTCAGCAACATCATCATGCATTACAATCGGAGTATTACCGTGCATACATTCATGATTGTTTACAAGTAATAGATCTCCTGGGCGAACATTGATTGCTATTCTGACTTCAGGCAAAACCAAGTAACCGCCAGAATAATTCCCATTATTAGATAAAACCAACAAATTGGAGAGTCCATCTGTAAAATCTCCTGCGTCATAATGCGCTGCTGTTCGAAATGTTTTGTTCACTGTGATTGTTGTAAACACAGTTCCTGGCACAAGAAACGCAGGATCAATTTTATCTGCTGCTGCGCGCTGATTACTCCAACGCTGAGGAAGGAGTTCTTTGAATCCGTTATCTAGCGTTTGAAGAAACGGAAAAGATAATTGAAACTTATCGTAACTGGTCTGAGTATAAGAAGTAGCGCGACCATAAGGAATCCGAGGGTAGCGATCGAACCAGCCAGCAATACCTGAGTAAACGATATTGGCATACGTCGTGTCTGAAATGAACGTATCTTGAACAAGTTTGGCTTCATTGATAACCTTCTCTAAATCTTTTTCTTGAATAAGATTATTCAGCCATTTGTCCCAATTAAATTCTGCTTCCTTGACTTCTTGAGCAAGCCAAACAAGACCACGAGAAGAAACGGCATCTTTATTTAACTCGTGAATGCGCTCAACTTCATCTTTTAAATCTAGACCAAGATTGTTAACAGGAATCTTGGCTAGGAATTCTAGAGTGCGATATTGAACTTCGGTGACCCAGTCGCGACCACCACACTTGTCGCCTTTCGGACCAGCAGCAAGTCCACGATTCTGTGAAGCAACAGCAGCATCACGCAATCCTGCGTAGGCTTGATCCTGTTGTTCTTTGCTGAAGAAGTTCTTGCGAAACTTGAACGCAATGTTTTCTTCGCTTTCGCTTCCGATATAGCAATCTGTATCTTCTTCGATCACAACATCATAATGCGATTCATCAAGGAATTGACCAAGAAGATGCGCGCAATCGTGTTTGTTTTTTGCTACAATTACTTTGACCATGAG